TACCTGGGTGCGACCGGCGCCGCTGGTTAGCAGTGGTTTGTAAGTGTCTGGGCAGTTGGCAACGGCTACCAGAGCGCCGTCTTCCGAGAAGATACCCAGTTCACGGATCCACCAATCACCGACGTTTTCAGGAATGATCTGTTCCGCCACGATTTGGCTTTGGTTCAGCGGGTCTTGAAACAGGGTGTTGATGGGGGCGCGGCGGCGCTCCCGGATCAGGGCGGTCTGGGCGGCGTTCGGGGTCACCGGCTTGCCATTGCCATCACCAACGGCCATGTGGGTGATTTTCAGCGGGATGCCCAGCGCAATGGCGTTGGCAATTTTTGCCTGCCCCGCGTCGGTTGGGATGGCGAAATAGATGGCGCTCATTAACTGGCACCTCCTGTCTGTTGCTGGTGAATGGTCAATGTGTCGATGGTGTGAGTGATGCCGCCGTGCCACTGCTGGCCACGGATCTCGATGGTTTCAGGGGTATATGGGTAGATGGTCAGTTCATCCCCGAGGTAACAGGCGGCCCCCACATAGAGCGGGCCACGGGTTTCCACGCTGATCGCGAGGCCCGTCAGGTGGCGGGTTAGCCCCTTGGCGTCGTCAATGAGCCGTTCCAGCTCGGCATACATCAGCTCGGTGATGCCGGTGTCGAGCACGCCGACATCGAGCTTGAAGGTGCCCGGCTCTGCGTTCGGATTTTCTTGGTACCAGTGCAGCACCCTGATCAGGTAGCCGAGGGGTTCGACGGCGCGGCGGATGGCGCCGACGGTGCCCTTGTGGCGATGCACGAACGGCGCGTTGGCGATGACCTTGCGCTTGGTGGCCTCCGGCCAGTTTTCATCCCAGCGATCGACCGACCGCTCGGCGGCCAGACTGGGCAGGCGCCATACCGGGCAGGTGTGCGGGTTCCAGAGGGTGCGCAGCACATCGACCGGCAGATCGCAGGCTTTGGCGTTGACGGTGGCCAGCTTGCGCTCGGTCGGCGTGGCAGAGGGTGGCAGCAGGTCGGTCATGGTGCGACCTCGACGGTGTAGCCGGTGCAGTAGGCTGCCTGGGTGTCGGTTGGGATGATGTCGGCCCAGCCGATCAGCACAACCCAGACGACGCCCGGCACATGTAGCACGGCATCAATGCCCGAGCGCGCGATGCGCACGCCGATCCGTTTACGCGGGTTGACCCATGCGGCCAAGGCGTCGCGGGCGGCGGTCAGTGCCAGTTCTGCCTCGGCACCGGTGAGATCCATGTGCAGTTTGGCGGTGATGGTGTAGGTCAGAATGCCCGCACTCTGCACGGTGAGTCGGTCGGCAACCGGCAGGCGGTCTTCGTCGCTGCATTCGGCGGTGGCTTTGGCGATCAGTTCCGGGCTGGCGGTGCCGTTGCCCTCGCTGCTGATGATGGTGACCACGGCGACGGCCGGACTGGGGCTGATAGCTTTGGCGTCGATGATGCGACCATCTGCCGAGCGGGCCCAAAATTCGTAGGCGCCGCGCGGGCCTGCGGTGCTCATGGCATCCCACGCCATCAGAGAACGTTCGCGCAGAGCTTCGTCGCTTTCCATGATGGTGGGGATCGGCGGGGTGGCGGTGTCGTCACCCGGTTGCACGACCAGCCGAGCGACATCCCAGTTTGCGACCAGCCCATCGAGATCGCTGCCCTTTGACCATGCCACCATATTGGCCACTGCGGCATTGTTGATGCGTCCGCGCAGGATCAGCTCACGGTAGGCGTTCTCTTGCAGGTGTTTGGTTATGGGTTCCGATTCGAGCGCCAGCGTGGCGGTGATAGCTGCCTGCTGGTCTGCCGGATAGAGGGCGATCAGCGCCGCTTTACGCTCGGCAAGGATGGCCTCGTAGTCGAGCAGTTCGACGGCATCCGGCGCGGGCATTTTGGATAGGTCGATGATGTTCATGAGGTTGCTCCGGTCGGTAGCTGGACGGTGCCGGATTCGAGCAGGCCGTTGTCGGCGCGTCGCCATGTGAGGGTGACGGCGCAGCCGCCGCCCAGTTCAGGAGCGCCAATCTCGACCTTGGTGATGCGGATGCGCGGCTCCCAGAGGGTGAGCGCGTGAACGGTGGCGGCCATCAGGCGCAGGCGGGTTGCGCCGTGCTGGGGCTGGTCGATGAGGCTGAATATCTCGCTGCCGTAGTCGCGGCGCATGACGCGGGCGCCGATTGGGGTGGTGAGAATATCCCGCACCGATTGCAGGATGTGGGCGGTCTCGCTGATGGTGCGGCCATTTGCTGCATTCATGCCATGCCAGTTCATACTGGATCCCCGCTGTATCCGCCACCCGGCATGGTGTCTTTGTGTTTGTGGGTGGTGACCTCGATGTTGCCCACCTTGGCGGTTTCGCTGGTGATGCGCTTGGCCTTGAGCAGTTCTGTGCACTCAACCAGCGGGGTGATCAGCTTGACGGCCACGCTGGCGGTGATGGTGGCGGTTTTGATGCCCTCTGCGGTGAGTTCACCGGTGGTCGGGTTGTATTCGATGACCGCGCCGTCTGGGTATTCGGTGCGGTCGAGATCGCCGTTGTCATCGTCGGCCAGCGGCTCTGGGTGTTCGTCCTGGTAGATGCCCGCCAAGACAAAGGCATTGCGCAGGTCACCCCCAAGGCTTAACAGGATCACCTGCTCGCCTACGCTGGGGCGCATGCGGCGACGGGTGCGACCTGCGCGCAGCACCAGATAGGGCCGCCAGTTGGTGTGGTTACCCTTGGTTTTGACGCGGCATTCACCGGATCGCACCTCTGTCACGGTGCCGATGCGGATCAGGTCGTCGATTTTGCGGAGTAGTTCGATGGTGTCCATGAGGGGGAGTGTGTTTTGCCACAGCCCCCCTTTGCTACCAGCCGCCGTTGTAAACAGCGGTTTTACAACGAGCCGGTGAGGTGTTTGAGCAGGGCGTCTTCAACGCGGTCGATGTCGGCGTCGGTGATGCCGATCAGTTGACGCTCTGGGTATTGCAGCTCTTTGCCGTTGATTTTGTCGCGCAGGCCGAAGTGATGGACGGTGGCGAGCCGGTTGGCGCTGCCTTTGAACTCAACGGCGGCCTCGTTGGTTGTGGCGGTGGCCTTGAACCATGCAGGCTTGACCAGTTTGGTGAACATCTTGCGGCGGGTGCCACCCCTGCGATCGCGCAGCCTTGGCTGTGGTTTGCGCGGGGTCATGGCGGTGCCATCCGGCTGTTTGTTGGCGCGGATCCGTTCTGCCTGGGTGGCCCGCATGGTGCGGGCGAGCTCGACAGCCAGCTTGCGGCGCTCGGTAGCGCTGAGTTGCTGGAGCAGGGCGGCGGCTTGGTCGCCTAGTTGCTGGAGTGCGTCGGCGGCCATGGTTGGTGCTCCCCGTTGATAAAGTATTCCCAGGTGATGCCGTCATAGGGGTCTTCCGGCGGTTCCGGTACGTGCTGCCAGCCGATCCCCTCTTCTGTCTTGGTGACGATGACCCGCTCGGTGAGGGGGATTGTGATCAGCAGGTCGTAGAGATCACCGGCCAGCAGTTCAGACTCGACCTTAATGGCGTTCTCCCGCTTGTCGGAGTTGGTGAACAGCTCCGGCTGGTGTTGGCGCAGCCATGCCAGCAGCGGCACGACCAGCTGATCCGGGTGGCCCGCAAAGTCGATGACGCCGATGGATAGCGGATATTGCCACTCGAACGAGAGTGAGCTGGCGCCAGTGGCGACGATGCGGCCATCGCCAACGGTGAGGATCAGGCTCTCTGGGTTTTGCGCCAGTTGTGGTGAGCAGCGGGCAAGCACGTCACGGATTGCGGCTGGTTTGAGCATGGTGCCTCCGGTTGCACTGGATCACGGCATCGACCTTGGCGGCGCAGGTTGCCCAAGCGGCCTCGGTTGCGGTCAGCAGGTCGAGTAGATCGCCGTTATTGAGGGGATCCGCTGGCGGCAGCTGGCAGGGGGCCGGAGCGGGACAGGTGAGCCTGATAATCTGCGGCGCCGGTGAGGGCGGGGCGCTGGAGCAGGCCGATAGCAGCAGCAGGCAGAGGGCGATCAGCCCAAGACTTAAGTTCAGCATTTTCACGTTTGAGCCTCGCGATGGTTTGTTCACGGGTGGCGGCGGTGGTGGCCAGCTGGTCGAGCTGGCCCTGCAACTGCTGGGCGGCGGTGGCCTGCGCTGCCAGCTCGATGGTGAGGGTGTTGATGGTGCTGTCTTTGGCGCTCTCCCGCCGTGCGGCCTCTTTGGCCTTGTCGTCGGCGGCCTTGAGGTCGCTTTGCAGGGTGGAGACCTGCCCCTCAGCCTTGGCGGCAGAACGGGCCGACCAGCCCCAGCCGCCCAGGGTGACGGCCAAGGCCAGCAGCAGCCAAGTGAGGGGTGAGCGCAGGAGGTTAAGCAACATAATCGATCCCCCAGAAATCCATCCCCTCAGCGCGCAGGACGCTGTTGCACGGCATTACCATCACCGTATCAACAAAGGTTTCTGCCTTGGCTAGCAGCTGGTTGATCACTCTGTCGCCCGAGGCTTTCATCAGGTCGAAACCCGGGCGCGGGGTGGTCGTGTAGTAGCCGTTCGGCATGATGG